TTAAGCTATCACGAATCGCGCCACCGGGAGCGTCAACGTCCCTAAACTCTCCGGGTTGTAGCGGGTCGTTATCATCACGTATACGTAGTCCACGTGCTTTAAAACCAGCCGGTAAATTAGATAAAGTACCTGCATCAATCAATTGCCTTAATGCTGCTGTAGCTGTACGCGATAGACCACCTATCGTGTGTATTAAACCAAGTCCATAGAAACCAAAGCCTGGGAGAAACTTATAATGTATAAAGTATTGTATTTTGCGTTTGTTTTCGTCCTCGCTACGATAGTTTCTACGGATAGAGAGAACTTGTCCATTGTCTTCGCTAATTGTAACTATGTAAGGAACCTTGATTCCTGTTGATTCTCCGTCTTCGTCTTTTTCTTCATAACCCGGTAAATCTAAATCAACGTGACACTCTAGCAAAGTGCAATCGTAATCAATGTTAGAGGGTGAAGTTCCAGTAATGTCGTTAATCCCGTCTGTAACACTATCGGCTTCTTCCTGTGCAGGAATAACCGGAATATCTCTGTAGAAACCAGCTACTTGTTTTTTACGTAAGTCGTTTAGTGACATACGAACAACGTGCGTAATGTTAGGACACGTTTCTAAATCATTTGCCTCGTAAGGTACAACCAAGTTTTCTGCTGGCACAAACTTACTGACAGCTCGGTCCAAACTTTCGTCGTAATAAACTTTCTTAAAAGTAGATCCTGCTAATGGTAAGTAAAATAACATTTGATCGAACTCAGGAGTATATTCCTCCATTACATCTGTAATGTAGTAATTCATAAACTCCCTGACTCGCATTGCTTGTTCTTCTTTGGCGTGAGTCGGTGAACCTAGAACTACAGTTCTAACGGGTCCACTTGAAGGTAATAATTCATTAAACGCCTGCGCTTGGAATTGCACCGCGGCTTCTGCCAAAATAGGGTGAGTTACTCCGGTTGCACCACGGAAAGGTTCTGCTCGATCTTCGTAGTTAAAACCAAGTAACTCTAAACCTTTTGAGTATGCTTCTTCCCAATCTGAACGTGACGCTTTGTTAGCTTCAAACTCAGACAATAGATCGCTGGCTATAACACCCAGTTCGGTGTCGTCCATATCTTCAGCAAGGTTTTCGTAAAACTCACCTGATCCGCGAAGCGCGGACATTGGGTCGAAATCTAATACTACACTACCATCTTCTTCTTCGGTAATCTCAATATCCTCTGGCATATCCATAGGAATATCGCTGACCAAAGATTCTATTTCTAATTCTTCTGTTATTTCTTCGTCGGGACTCATGCCCTGTCTTTCTACTAAAGAAACTACTGGTTCGTTTTTTTCTGCCATGTTAAATACCTTTAATAGTTAGGGCGAAGACTCATAATCCCACCACCCATTGCTTTTCTAGCTGCACCGCCTCTGCCTCTACCGCGAGACCCAAGACCCGCGATACCTTGTGAAGCAACATTCACTGGATTTGTTGCTGCTAACGTTTCTTCCATTGGCATTGGTACGTTATATCCTGAAACCAAGTTATATTGAATATTAGGATTAGGTGCTACTCTTTCTGGTATGGTACTTGTAGGATTGTTAGCCGGTACCATTACACCACCGAACCCTATTGAGGCTTGTAGTTCTGCTAATCTTCTAGCTGTTTCTTCGCGTGTTAATTTGGGTTGAGGCACGCCATATTTTTCAAAATATTCTCTTTCACGCATTTCGTCAAACGCAGCTTGCCTGGCTTCTCTGTCTCTATCGTAGTCACCAGATTCTGTATATGCGTTTCTGTTTGCTTCAAAAGAAGATCCCGCGCCACCGTATAATACGTTCATTGCTTGAGCTTTACTCGCTCTATCCATAGCGGTGTCCATAGCATTATCGAAGGCTCTTTGGTTAGCTTTAGCTAACATATTTTCCTCACCTAAAAAAGAAGCTTCCGGATTTGGTACAAAAGCGGAACCCATTAGATCAAGAGAAGAACCTATTTGGGAAGGTGTGCCATACATGGTGTCCGGGCTTCCAACCGGGATAGGTTCGTTGTCACCTAAAGCTTCGCTAGGCAATAGACGCGGTAAAATAGTAGCGGGATCAACAAGGGATAGTCCGGAGCTTGGCGATACTTGCGGAGTGAACACAGTGTTTTGTTCTGCAGGTATTGTTATCGGTTGTCTCGGGTCTGACAAACCTTGTGGAGCAAGGTTAAGGTTGAAGGTGGGTGTGGTGATATTGCCTGTAGACATACCGGGTGTCGTAGAAACGTCGCCGAACAAAGGTCCTGCAGTTCCAAGATCGCCAATTTGGTTGCCTTGATTATCGTAGACCGGGCCGCCGAGCGTTCCAAAGTCACCGCCACCGTATATACTACCCCCTTGTTGAAATTTTGGGATTGTTTCACGTGAAACATTTAATGGTCCTTGTTTCATGTTTCGTGGAACGTTAGTAATACCCATAATAAAATCTCTTTATAAAGTTTACATTAGTCTAGCATAAATTAACCATAATACGCATTAACTTTCAAGCGTTCGGACGCATCTGTAATGTCCCAATCATCAGTCGGCGTTTGCACAAAATTACCTTGACGGTATCGCATAAGTGCTTGTGTCATGCTATCCACCAAGTCGTCATGCCTGCCGTTTGGAAAAGCAGCACATTCTTCTATCATTTCTTCCGCCCACGGTTCGTCGGGGGCCCAAACCATTCCAGCTTCAAACAAAGGTGAAATGGAGTGCACCCTGGAGAGCTTATCGTTACCTTTACTTGGCGTAAAATTAACCACGGGTATACCCATTTGTCGCAATTCGTGCGTCAATGGCATACCGGACGCCTTTGCCTCAATAATTACCGTCTCAGGTTCCCAAAAACCGTACAATTCTTTAGCAACGGCCTTCAATTCAGGGAAATCCCACCGTCCTTTTTTGACATCTAACAAGATAATGGCTGGTGAACCGCCTATTTCTTGTGGATAAAACACGCCCCAGGTGCTAATTGCACTAAAATCAGCCGTTTCTTTCTTAGAAAACGCCGTATCGTAGCTTTGAATAACAAATTGTAGGTTAGGAACCTCTGGTTTTTCCCATTTTAACCACCATTCGCGTTTTAATATGGATAATTCTTCTGCAGTCGGGTCTTGCTGGTACTGTGCGTTCCATTTATAGGGCGGAACAGACGCTTTTACGCTTAATAACTCGTCTTTTGACCAAAACTCAGGCCAACAAGGGTTTCCAGACGGCATTAAAGCGGGTAATTCTACAATATCCCACTGATCTGCTCTTTCATCTTTAGCTTGCGCACGTATAAGTTGTCCTGTCATGTCTTTTTCTGACCAGCGAGTTTGCACCAAAACGATTGCGCCGCCCGGTTGGAGCCTTTGTCGGGGTCCCCCAGTGTACCAATCCCATGCTTGTTCAAAACCACTGTTAGATAATGCCGTTTGTTCCGAGTGCGGGTCGTCAATAATAATTAAATCACCACCACGACCGGCTAAGTTTGAACCTACACCTACCGCATAATACATACCACCACTTTTTGTGTCCCAACGACCAGACGCTTTACTGTCTGCAGCAAGTTCCGTTTTTGGAAAGACAGAAGAATAGTCTTCTGTCTCAATTAAGTTTTTAACTTTACGTCCGAAGTTAACAGCAAGTTCCGTGGTGTGTGTTGCTTGAATAATTTTCATAGCAGGATTCCTACCGATCGCCCATGCTGGAAACAAAAAGCTGGCAAACTCACTTTTTGTGTGTCGAGGCGGCATATTGATAATCAAACGTTTAATTTCACCTTTTGCTATTTGTTCTAATTTTTCTGCAACTATTCTGTGGTGATTTCCAGAAATAAACTCAGGCCACATTGCTTTTACAAAATGTAAAAAATTATTTTGACAGTCCTCTACTTTTTGTAATTGAGCAAGCCGTAGCTTTAAACGTAATAATTTTGTTTCGTCTTCAAGGAGGTTCATGGCGAAATTGTATTAAAAACAGATTCCCAGTCTATAAAAGGTCCTTTAAACTCAGCGGTTTT